AGGAAAGCTGAAAGACGAATCCACTTCGGAATGCAGAGCAGTATACTTGGCCTATGGTGCGGAAGGTAGAGATGTTGCAGACAAGTGGGATGCCATTGGTAAGTACATAGCACAGAATGCACATACTGGAGATATCTCAGCTCCGCACAAGTTTGGCGATTACAAGTGTCAGTCTTTCAAGTCTTCTGTACATTCTACAGCATTAGGTCTGTGGCTAGAGCCTTTGATCGGAAAGGGTGCTGCTAACAAACACCTACCTGATGGCTTTCTACATTTCCCTGTAGAGTTTCGCCAGGGGCTTTTCTGTGGTTTGATTGATACAGATGGTACTGTAAACTGGAGCAATGGTGTAAATAGGGCTCCTCAGTTTACTATGTCTTACAGCACCATTAGCCCAGATTTGATGGAGAGTATACAACTTCTTGGTCTATCACTGGGGCTGGTGGCAAGTTGTACACCTACCCATACTCCCGCCGGCAAACCATCTTGGGTTATTACATTTTCTATTCGTACTGTGCAGGATGCTGACTGGATCAAACTAGAACACACGGAAAAGAGAGTGGCACTTGCCAAGTTGCGAAATTCCAGCAAAATAGCACATGGCAGGGCAGATAAAGTACCACTTCCCGAGGCAGTTAAAGAGGAGTTGCTGGAACATTTACGTAATTCGGGTGCGGCCAAACGTAATGGGCACGGTCATAATGCAGCAGCTTTTTCTAGCTATACCGTACTCAAGCAGTCTCGTGGTGGTGTAACACGAATCACGACACAGAACTTAGATCGAATGATTGCAACGTCTGTACGTTCTGAGTATCTTTCTAAATGGTTCAATTTAGCTCTCAATGAAAACGTAGGTTGGGATAGAGTAGTATTATCCAAGGCGACTGGCGAGATCAAAACCATGTACGATCTCAAGGTCCCCGGCCCTTGGACATTTACTATGGCTAATGGTGCTGCAGTTTGGGACTGCATGGGGGCTTTTGTACCTATCGGCTCAGATGCTGTTGCTGAAGCCTACAAGATGTTTCCATCCAACAACTTATTCAGCCCCGCCAGTGGCCGGATTATGTATAGCCCATCTGGCGAAAGTAAATTGGGTCTGTATGGTCTTACACGTGTAGGAGCTGTCACCAACCATGAGTTCTCTACGATTCAGGATGTAGAAGCTGCGGTAAGAAAAGGAGAAGTCAAACTTACAGATCAAGTAAAGGTTGGCGGCATACACTCTACAGTAGGCAGGTTCATGGTGGCTGGTGCCCTACCTGAGGCTATGCGTCGGGGGTATTTGGAGACAAAAGATCCATTGAACTCATCAGCTCAGGAAGAGCTGATGACACGCATTGCGAAGGAGCATAAGAACGAGTATGGGCAGTCCATCAACAAGCTTAAAGACTTGGGAAACATGTGGGCTACCCAGACTGCCTTCTCTGTCGGCCTAAAGGATTTGGCTCCCGAACGGGAAGCCAGAGATAGAATTTTGGCCAAAGCCGATGCCCTGGTTTCTAAAATGTCGGGCCCATCTAGAGATGCTAAAGCTATCGAAGCCTATACAAAGGCGACAGAGGAATTGAATGCCCATCTAAAAGCCATACCTGAAGAGGGCAACAATCTCATGTTGCTGCATAACATGGGTATGAAGGGAGGCATAGATACCATCAGGCAGATACGTACAGCACCTATGCTTATGGCCAATCACAAGGGGGAGATACTACCTAACCCTGTACGTAGGTCCTATGCTGAAGGTCTTGATATTGCCGGCTATTGGACAGCTACTAGTGGTGGACGTAAGGGGGTCATCCAGAAGGTACAAGCAGTACAAGAGCCTGGGCACATCACTAAGCAGGTCATAAACTCTACGATGAACAATCTCATCTTAGATCATGACTGTGGCACAGACAAAGGTATTGCTCTGTCTATAGATGAGAAGGACATCTTAGATCGATATACGGCCGCAGATATCAAGCTAGGCAGTAAGGTCGTAAAGACAGGAACTCTCATCACACCAGAACTCAGGAGTGCTTTCCGGAACAACAATGTAGGTAAGGTGGTAGTAAGGTCTCCGCTTCGTTGTCTGCATGGCCCAGGGCTATGTGCAATGTGCCATGGCCTAACCGAGAATGGTACCCTTCCAGAGATAGGCTTGAATGTAGGTGTACTTGCTGGCCAGGCTTTGGGAGAACGTGCAACACAGCTCGCCATGAAGGCGTTTCATGGCGGAGGCACTGCAGCGTCTAAATCATCCCTTGTTGATCAGTTTGAGCAGGTACATGACTTACTCATGTTCCCGAAGAACCTTCCTGGTTCTGCTACTTTGAGTACTGTGAATGGGAAGGTGACTAAGATTGAAAAGGATACAGCCGGTGGTCACAATGTGATCATAGAGGGCGAGCGACACTACATCCCGCAGTCTAGAGGACTGCCTGTCTATGATAAGAAACCACTGGTAGTAGGTACGGAAGTCAAAAAAGGGCTGCCTATATCAGAAGGCCGTGTGAATCCGCATGAGATGCTCCCCTTGACCGGGCTGGAGCCAGTGCAAGCTTTGCTAGCGAGTGATCTAGATAATATGTATAAAGGGCAAGGAATTCGCAGACGCAACCATGAGATTGTGATCAAGGCTCTTACCAATCTTACTAAGATCAAAGACCCAGGGTCTTCTACACACTTTATCCGTGGTGACTTTGCTCCGACTACATATGTATCATCGCTGAATAGGCATATGGCTAAGGGAGAGCGGCCAATAGTTCACGAGCCCATACTGAAGGGTGTAAACGTACTACCCATGGATATGCAAGAGGACTGGATGGCGAAGCTCAACCATGAAGATTTGGCAAAGACTGTTATCCAGGCAGCTCAACAAGGCTGGCAGAGTCACATACACAGCCTCCATCCTATCCCGGCGATCGTATATGCCGCCGAGTTAGGCAAGCCCCCTAAAGAACACCCGGAGTGGTACTGATGGCTGCCTCCTTCAGAAACTCTGCTGCTAGAACTGGTAACAGGACTGCCAGGTTCGAGACAGGTGTAGTCGCAAGCGTGAATGTGCAAAACATGACTGTGGATTGGACTGCACAGCATAGCGGGAAGCAGATGGCTGGTGTGCAGGTAATGTCTCCGTACTTGCACTACAACAATGGAGAAGGATTCTCATGTTGCCCGGAGGTAGGGGCAATCTGTGTTCTATGTTGGCCTTCAGATGAGGAGTCTCCATTCGTTATGGGTTTCATCACAGCCCCAGAGGTGACAGGGGCTGTCTCTGGGGACGTTAAACAGGAGGCGCAAGACCCAGATGTAGAGAGTCCTGATGACATGCCTCCAGCTCAGACCACCAACTCAGGTGGCACGACTACACCGAAGACCACTGATGCTAGCTATCGTGCTGGACGTCCTGTGATGAATCCGGGGGATATATGGATACAGGGTAGGGATGAGAACTTTTTGATCTTAAAGAGGGGTGGGGTCCTGCAAATAGGGTCTACGAATATTTGCCAACGTGCCTATGTTCCCATATCCAATTTCATCCGCGACTTTTGTGAGAACTACGAACTCAACACAGCTGCTGGTTCATTGTCTTGGTTAGTTCACCCGGTCGAGAAAGATCCCTCTGGCAATGCACCTACTGAGTTTACCCTTCTGACCAGGGAGTTTGCTCAGGATAAGAACGCTTCAATCAAGGTGAGTGTGGGTTCATTAGATTCAGAACCTACTGCTGACCCTAAAGCAGCCAAGTCGTACATAGAGGTTGTGGTTGCACCGGGGAATATAGATCCTATGAGTGGCCAAGTCTCTGGAGACCCGGCCTATGTACTTAGGATATCTAAGGATGGCTATTCCTACTCCATGCAAGCTGGCTCTCGTACGGTGGAGGTGAAGCAGGATGATTCCTTGACGGTCGGAGGTGACCAGACCATTCAGGTAACTGGAGACCGTTCAGTAACTGTGAACGGTAAGGTTACTGAGACCATCACAGGTGAACATACCATCACTGGTGCAGACTCAAGCACCGAGACTTGGGCTAAGATCAAGACAATCGACGCCCCCCTTACAAAAATAGGTGGTCCTGACGCTTCCGAGCCGCCCCCTCTTGGGTTACAGTTAGTGCAGTGGCTTGCTACTCATACACATTTGCCGTACGCTCCACCTACACAGGTAGGTACGTTGCAAGCTATTCTGGCCAAGAAAGTTGTGGTTAAATAGATCAAATGCCTCTTGTACCTTCCGTCATGTCTGATGCCATTTATGCTTTGCTGATAGCAAAACCTATCGGTTCAGCCCCTGCGATGTCTTTGGTAAAGACACCAAATGCGGATGGTACTGTGGATGTGAAGACATCCGTTACCGGGCAGATTCCAGTAACATTGGATCAAACTTTGGCACGTGCTATAGCGGATGCTGTAGCTACCGGTGTCTGTGCACAGCTTACTTCAGCAGCAGTGGTTATAGGTTCATCAGCTACTGGCGGGCCGGTCACTGCAAAAATTACGTGAGGAGTTTATCATGGACCTGTTTCTAGACAACGCACCTATACAGATCGAAAAGACAGGCATGGAGGCAGGTCTAAGCGAGGATGCTAACGACTGGCCTCAGCAAATCTTAGACGAACTGTATCGTCAAGTACCCTACTCCAGTGACTACTCTCCGAAGGTCGTGCTTCGTACTATCGATGCTGACCGGAGATATGGTCTGGGGCAGATTGAACTCCTCAATAGGATGGCCATCAATCCTCGAGATGACGACACCCCTGAGGTGCTAAAAGGTAGACAGAAGGCTTTGATCCCAGTCATCATCCAGGATGGTAAGCTGAAGCCTCTTGATATTCTGATGTACGACGGGAAGGTAGAGCCTCTGACGGATGAGCGTCTGAAGAAGGCCCTGTTCAGGCCCAACCTGTTCGAAGCAATCCGTGAACGTCCCGGTGATATTTCTTTGATCGAACAGCTATATCCACCACACAGGCAGTACGGTGGTGCTCGTGGTCCCATCATGGCAGACATCGGAGCTGCGGGAATGGGTAAAGAGAGTAGTGCTCAAACACAACTCCTAATCGATGCCATTCTTCCGACCATCACAGAGGAACAGGCTGCTGATGCTATAGAGAAGATGGGTGCTGATAACTCCGTCACGTTCGCACAAGTGACAAAGAATCCAGTAGTTGGTGAATTTTTGTACAAGCTAGGCCATGCCTCTCTACAGGAGGCTAGGGGCTCGGACTACCTGAAGAAGGTAGCTGGGGCCATCAAACCCAACGTCATCCAAATTCAAAAGATCGAAGGTGGATTCCGGATCAAGACAGCAAATACTGAAGCTCTGATTCCAGACTCTCAAGACATTCCTCGTCCGGCAGCAGTAGGTGCGCTAGGTGGGGACATGGTATCCAGGGTAGAGGCTGATGGCACCACGACTATCACTACTCAACCGGTGGTCAAGGAGACACTGCTGGACCTTCAGATTGAAGTGGTCAACCAGTTCGGTCTCTACAAGGTGAAGACACAGGATGAGAACCGAGAGCTGGTAGGTTGGGTCTTTCCGAAGGTGATGGACTTCAGCGGTACTCTATTACCAATGGCCTTGTTCACGAACGGCAGTGAGTCAGCGATGCAGGAGAACATCGCCGGTGTACCGCTTGGTAGGCATACAGACCTGCTAGACACAGACCCAGAGGGCTTCGGCTCCTTCTACTATGCTACCCCTGAAGGTGCTATCGCGTTTGTGCCCATCAACATTCATGCAACTATCGAAATGCCGGAAGGTACTGGGTACAAGTGTGACACCGTTACTGGTGAGCAGTTGATCATAACTAAGCTGCCAGGACTCAAAGAAGTATCCATGATAGAGGAAGGACATTACGGAATTCCTGAAGAGTGTGGCTTCTTGTCCTTCAACGAAGTGGTTGACTTGGCCTCATCTCCAGATGAGTACACCAAGGTGGCAGAAGCTCGTGCTCTACCAACTGCTATCCGTGTGATCACAGATAGTGGAAAGAACTTCACCTTTCAGGGTGAGACCATAGACAAGTTGGCCGGGGTCATGGAGTCTGTGTGCTTGAGCAAGGATGATGCCGTCTTCCTGGGTACTGTACTAGGGCAAGACCCAGCACAGTTTGAGAAAGACTTGGTAGGCATGCGGAAACAAGCAAGCCAAGAGCTGTGGTTCCCAGCTAGACCGGTAACTCTATTCAAGGATTGCTTTCAGAAGGCTAAGTCAGCAGCTGCTGATTACCTGAAGAGCCTACCCAACCTTCGGGCCTACCTGCTCAAGGAAGCGGCCATGCTCGAGGACCCGACAGCGGTAGACAAGATACTGTCAGTAGGGTTCATCAATTCGGAGAACGTCACCATTTTTGCTAGCTACGTACCAGAGTTCGAAGCAGTTATACGGAAATTAGCAGAGTTACTGGTGGCTACACGTATGGGCCTTAATTCTGTGGATGAAGGTGCATTACAACGGTCCATGGTGCACTTGGATAAAGTAGTTGCTGGTTTGAAGACGTTGGTTAGTCTGCCACAAGCATAGCTCTGGGGACTGTCGTGGATGTAAACAGATCCCCAGCAGAGGTGTTCATTCGTTATCTTCTGTCGTTGCAGAAGCACTCGGTCGACACTATCGTTCACATTCTGGAAGATCATAATCTCTATGCCGTCAATCGTAGATACATAGAGAGGTTGCAAGAAAAGATGCTCCCGTTTCCAGAACCTTGGGCACCAACACCCAATCTGGGAACTGAGGATGAGCATTTAGTTACTCGTGAATATCTACGATCTCATGGTATTCACGACCTGTGGTATCCCAGTGCTGCTGCTCAGGAAGCTTTCCAGATTCTTGGTAATCCAAGGCTAAGAGAGAGTACAGAGCAACTCCTGCTGTCTCCTCTCCGTGTGGAGGAGACAGTCAGGAGATTGAACGAGTATCACAAAGTCAAGCTGACGGTAGAAGGGGTAGAGGCATTTGGTCACTACTTCTGGAATCGCAAGCTGCTCTCTATGGGGGAGTGGGTTGCGTTCATGGATGATAAGCCTGCTGCCTATTCTCGTGTTACCACTCTGCGGGCATCGCCAGATATAGCAGACATGGTTGTGCCTTGGTTAGCGGGTATGTCGGGTCCTCCTTCCAGTATCAATACTGGAGCTGTAGCACGTCGTATGCGTGACGTAGCATTCCTGAAGGTACTGGAGATTGAGAGAGACCCAGCATCCTTAGATCATGCACGTATGATGAAGGATTACATGTCTATCATCAAGGCTGCTGAGGATGAGATGCGCCAGAGTGATGTGGCTCTACGTGAAGTTCTGAATGCCTTCGAAAAGTTCCGCATGAAGAAGGACGATCACAAGATTCCTGCTATCGAAGAGGTGGCTGGTGTAAATTATAGCCAGTCCGGTGGCGGTACTGATGCGATGTCTGAGGCCGACCGATTATTGGAGGAAGCTGATGGCTGAGAAACAGATAAACCAAGTAGATGATAGTGAACAACAAGCAGTAGATAACTTACCTACCAGGACTGTAACTGCAGAGGCTCTTGCTTCTGCAGTACCAAAGTTCAAGGAATGGACTATCGGTAAACTGTTCACAGAGTTCGGGGTTAAAGATGGAATTTTGATCTATCACTTCTACCACACAGATCGAAAGTTTCTTTTTGATCTGGCTACTAAGAGAATGGATGAGACACGTTCTGTTGAAGTTAGGCAATCTATAGCAGAGATGACAAACGATGCTCTAGAATTGGCACCTTGGTGGTCTAACATGCAGGCGTGTATCATGTCTGCGATAGCAGATCATTTTAGGGACACTCCAGCTAACGTAAAGTACATACTGGAGGTGGATAGCTGGTCAGTGGTGTTGCCTATGGTGTCTATGCCTCTAGGGGTGCAGAGCCCAGAGCACATAGCTGCATTTGTTTTCAATGTGGCACACAGACTAGGGCAGGCAGAGATAGTTAAAGATGCGGTGGGTAAGGTTTAGCCGGCTTACGCCGGCCTATGTTTGACGAGTAAAGGCCACCACGACAAAGTTCATATATCAAGTATATGAACTTGGTCCAGCACTCGTCGGCTCTGTTTTTTTGCTTTTATCGAGTGGGAATTGTAGGAATAGTGTGATGGCTATCCTCTATTCCTGTCAGTATACTTATACCAGATCAAGCCGTTCATTTTTACTGGAGAGGCATGGCAACTATCACATTATCAGAGGCTGAACTACTTAGATCTGCGCACACTATCCCCCTTTCATACTGCTTTGATGATCATGGGATAGTGGAACCCATCTTCGATTATGATGAAGATGGCGAGGCTGTTGACTTCGGTATAGATGAAGAGCCTGAAGATTTAGTATTGTCTGGTTCTTTGGCATCAACAGGGTTGCTTGGTGTCTCCCCATCCGAGTTTGCAGAGACAGCTATTCGTATACCTGAGGCTGGCCGTATTGCGGACTTCTCATTTAAGGGTCGTGAGTACCTACGTAAGGTTTACGATACCCCAGCTAACAAAGTGCTGTTAGTTTTTGGCCGTCAGACGGAAAAAACCACTACGCTTGGCAATAGAATGCTTTGCTATTCTGCACTAGTTAGCAACTTTAGATCTTTGTACGTAGCTCCATCTGCCGAGCAGGCAAAAGTGTTTTCTAATGATCGTATTAAAGATGCGATAGATGCATCTCCTCTACTTCGTGCATATACCTCGTCGTCCATCAATCAAGCTGTCTTCTTCAAAAAGTTCATCAACTATTCTCAAATCAGACTTCGATATGCATATCTAACTGCAGATCGAGTGCGTGGCATTGCCTCGGATCAAATTCTGATTGATGAAATTCAAGATATCTTGATCGATAACATTCCCGTCATTGAGCAGTGCGCATTTCACTCTAAGTACAAGATGTTCTTGTATTCGGGTACGCCTAAGTCCGTAGATAACACTATTGAATTCTATTGGTCAGAATTCTCCACACAGAACGAGTGGGTAGTACCGTGTGAGAGGCATGGTTTACCTAGCGATTCAAGTACTTGGCATTGGAATGTACTGACGGAGAAAAACATAGGGTCTACCGGTTTAATCTGTGACAAGTGCGGCGAGACTATTTCTGCACAGCATCCCAAGGCACAGTGGGCTGCTATGAACCCGATGCGGGAAGACAACAGGGACAAGGTTACTTTTGAGGGGTATAGAGTTCCTCAGATCATGGTTCCTTGGGTAGACTGGAAAGAGATACTGATAGCGCAAGAGCAGTACTCTCGTTCCCAGTTCATGAACGAGAAGTTGGGCAGGTCTTATGATTCCGGCGTACGACCTATCACCAGGGCCCAACTACAATCTGTGTGTAAACCTGAGATTGTACTAGGTGATATTGAATCCTTCCGACGACTAGCACAAGGTATGTCCATCTACGCGGGTATAGATTGGGGTTGCCACGATGAAGAGACACGTATTCTTACTGAGAGGGGGTTTGTCTATTTCCGAGATTTGCTTATGACTGACAAAGTAGCACAGTGGAATCCCCGAACATACGAAATGACATTTGTTAGGCCGTTGGGCATCACCAATAAGCAGTACAAGGGCGAGTTGCTACATTTTAAGGGTATGGTGGTGGACATGCTGTTGACGCCAGATCATAAAATGCGTCTTAGGAAGAACACTTCTGATCAATGGCTTACTGAGTCTGCACTAGATACTACGATGAGAGGAAGCTCGGTAGACTTTGTAGGATCTGTGATTTGGAAAGGTAAGGAAAAGCGTGAATTTGTATTGCCAGGTTACCCTGTAAGTCCTGGGTATGGAGGTAGCCCATCTACATCATTCCACATGGATGGTTGGTTAGAGTTCCTAGGTTATTACCTATCTGAGGGAGGTGTATGCTACGCAAAAAATAGGGGTAAGAAGGAACCTGGTAAACGCCGACCGAATTGTATCAAAATGTCACAACGTATAACTTGTCACGCTGCCAATGCACGCAAGATGAAGAAATGCATGCGTAGAGCAGGCATACCATTCTCTGAATTTCCTAACCCCAAAACCGGCGATCTAAATTGGACTATTTGCGGAAAACAATTTTGGGGCTGGGTCTATGAGAATGTGGGTCCGACATGCAGCACAAAACGCATACCACGTGAGTTCCTTTCTCTATCTATCCGGCAGCTGCGGATTCTGTGGGAGGCTATGATGCTTGGTGATGGCTCTGTGGATAAGCGTAAGGGGAACTTTAACGGTAGATACATCTCTACATCACGAGGACTGTGCGAGGATTTTCAAGAACTGTGCATTAAACTGGGTCTCCGGTGCACAATAAGTCTGGATCGTAAAGCAGAAGGCAATCGTAAAGATCTTTGGAGCGCATCATGGTCCAGAGGAGATGACATTTTTCTTAGGCCGACTGATAATGTGCATGCCGTTCCCTATAATGGCCGGGTTTACTGCTGCAAAGTACCATCTGGCTTTATAGTCACAGAAAGGAATGGTCGAATTGCCTACCAGGGGAACTCGGGAACGGAGTCTAGTTTTACACATATTTCATTTGGTGGGTACTTTGGTACAGGTAACTTCTCCATCTTCTGGTGCCACAGATTTACGGGCCAAGATCTGGACCCCGAGAAGCAGCTTGATTTAATTACCCAGATGCTGTCTCAG